AGGCCCAGAGCATCTTCTTGTTCTGGACATATTCTTCCAGCGCGAAGCCCGAAAGGACGGCAACCGCCATAGCCGCAAACAGGTTAGCACAGACCTTGCCGATGGACAGTTTCTCGTCCGTGAGGATGATCTTCACCGCCATGCCCATCATGCCGAGGAGTCCGGCGATGCCAGCCTGCTTGACCTCTGGGCCGATGTCGTCTGGGCCGAGGGGTGAGGTGGGAGGGGGGGTCATTTGCGGCGGTAGCCTTGGAGCCAGAGGTTATCAGCGATGAGGGTGGCGGCGGTGGCTACCTTGTCCTCGGGCATACTTGGGCAGGCCACATGGAGGAACTCATGGACCATCGTATCGATCATCTCGTCCTCGGGCTGGCGGGGGTCGATGCTGACCACCCCCGTGTTGATGTCCAACTCCCCAAAGTTGGTCGAATTGCGGGTCGTAGGGGGGTTATCCCCTAGTTCCTCAAACACTACCTTGATGCGGCGGCTCTTTGTCATCGGGGATGAGGTCTGGGCAGGCCGTGGAGGGCTTTGCGGACTTAAAGGCATACCAGATACCCCCCACGATGCAAACACCGCCTAGGGAGGCAAGGGAGGGTAGGAACCACGGGGTTTCGACTAGGGAGGGGAAGGCCAGTAGGCTGGCGGACCCGGCGGCACAGGCGGCGGCACCTAGGAACTGCCGGAGCCAAGCGAGGGCTACGGCGGCTAGGGCTAGGCAAGCCCCGATGCCCGCACAGGTCCAAGTGACCACATCCTTCTTGGCTTGGGCAACCTCGGCCTTCAGCGCGGTGATCTGGCGGTTGGCGTTATCGAGAGCCTGCTTGTTCTTCATGGCTTCGGCTTCGGCCTTGGCGAAGTTGCTGTCGATGACCGCCAGCAGTTTGCGTCCAGCATCCTCGGCGCGCTTGTACTCCTCGGGGTTATTACGGGACACCCGGTTCCGCACATAGTCGATGTGGGTCTGGTCGGGCTTGGGGAGGTAGGCGGCGGCTACCCCGAGTTCGGCTTTGACGATGGTGGGCTTGTCCGAGTTCTCGGAGGCCACGGCGATGCTGGCGGCAACCCGCTGGTCGCTCTTGTCGATTTGGGTCCCGATGGTGCCGAGGTCGGCGGTCGGAGTACCCGTCCCCTGCGTGTCGGCGGTCGGGGTGCAGGCCGTGAAGCCGAATAGGGCGATTACCAAAATACGATGCATCGTAAATTGGTTATTTACCCTTGAGCGCGTCGAGGAGAGCCTTGCCCTTATCTTCCGTAGACTTGATCTTGGCGGCGTTGTTGCGGAAGAACAAGACACCGCAGGCGAACCCAGCGAGAAGGGACAGGACGATGGAGATGAGGTAGAGCATGAGATTAGACGACAACCCAAGAGTCATTGTCGACCTTTACCAGATTGGCGACAAACGCCCCGTTGCTGGTTAGATAGGTCACGCTGTTAGTCGTGGCATTATTGATGTAAGGTCCAGCCATCCCATAGTCAGCAGGTGAAACGGTGATGTAGGAGCAGTTATTGAGAGCCAAGCGAACCGTAGTGCCAATCGGGAAGTTTACCGTAGCATCAACAGGGATATAGACCGTCACATAATTTTGCCCCGTGATGTAGACGATGTTGTTGGCATCACCGATGACCAGCGTGTAAGGGAAAGAAGTAACTGGGTTGACGGTCGGCGCGGGGACGCTGGTGAGGAAGCCAGAGGGGTTGCCAGTCAGCGGGTAGTAGTTCGCCGGGAGGTAAATCATCAACGAAGTCGAGTCGGTCACTAGGCCCGTGATCCCACTCCAGTCCACCGTACCAACGGGAGCCGTGTTGGCATCCCAAGCACCGTTCTTGCGGACATAGGGAGTTCCATCAATCGGGGCTTCACCGATGTAGCCAAGGCCAGAGATATAACTAACGAGGTCGGTCTGGTCGGTCACCGTCCCGGTGATCGCGCCCCAGACAGCCGAACCGCCAGCGGCGACCCACTCCGTGTTGTAGTCGGTGCCGTCAATCTTCGCCAAGACCTGTCCCGTAGTTCCGCCGATAGGAACACCAACGCCAGCCGTACCCTGCGGGCCAGTCTCGCCCTGGATGCCCTGTTCGCCCTGGATGCCTTGCGGACCTTGGATGCCTTGGTCACCCTGCGGGCCTTGGATGCCCTGCGGACCTTGCGGACCCGTGGCACCAGTCAAACCAATCGGACCCTGCGCGCCCGTGGCACCCGTAGCCCCCGTGGGGCCAGCAGGCCCGGTCGCACCCGTGGACCCCGTAGCACCCGTGGCTCCAGTCGGGCCTTGAATACCTTGGATACCCTGCGGGCCAGCGGGGCCGATGGCACCCGTGGCTCCAGTAGCACCCGTAGCCCCGGTAGCCCCCGTAGGACCAGCCGGACCTTGAGGGCCAGTCGCCCCCGCAGGACCAGTCGCCCCCGTGAGTCCAATCGGACCCTGCGGACCTTCGATGCCAGCCGCGCCTTCAAGGTTCACCGTCCACGAAGCGTAGGTGCCAGACCCAGAGTGGTGATTGATGTCGGCAACCATCGCACCCGTGACGGCGTTGTAGGAGATGACATCACCATGCATATGGTTGTCATTGTCGTAGGCGATGATGATGCTCTGCTGGGTCGTGTAGGCCAGCGCGGTGGCTACCGTTAGGTTCTTCGTGCCGTTGCCGATCAGAAGGCTGGTGGTCGAGGTCGTGGCGTACTTGTCGCCCGTGATGCCCTGGATGCCCTGCGGGCCAGTCGGGCCAGTCGGGCCGATTGGGCCTTCAATACCTTGAGGGCCGATGGGTCCAGTCGGACCCGTAGCACCAATCGGACCTTGGGGACCGACCGCGCCAGTATTGCCCGTGTCACCTTGGATGCCTTGCGGACCCTGCGGCCCGGTGGCACCCGTAGCACCAGTCAATCCCGTGTCACCTTGGATGCCTTGAATACCTTGCGTCCCTTGGGGGCCAGTCGGTCCGGCGGGACCAGTATTGCCCACGGGACCAGCGGGACCAACGACACCTTGCGGCCCTTGCTCACCCTGCTCACCTTGGATACCTTGGATACCCTGCACCCCTTGGCTACCCTGCGGACCAGTCGGCCCAGCGATGCCCTGCGGACCAGTATCACCGACCGGGCCTTGCTCGCCCTCGGGGATGGTGAAATTGAGGACGGCGTTGACGGGGGTGCCAGCGTTAACGACCAAGGCGGGGGTGCCAGGCGCGCCCGTGATGGTCGTCCCGACAGTCACCGTAGCGGCGACCACCGGGAGTTGCGGGTCGATGGTGATGATAGCCGACTCGTTGATGGTGAGGGTGATTGCCATTAGGTAAATGAGTTCTTCGTCACATTGTTGAGGATGATGACATTGATCGTCTCGGAGTAGATGGCTACGCCGTTGCTGACGAACAGGATGTCCATGAAGCCGACCCCCCAATGCCAATCCTGCGTGTTGGCGTAGAACAGGGTGAAGTCGGTCGAACTGGTGACGGTGACGGTGAGGGGATGCTCGTAGCCCCGGGCATCTCGGAGGGTGCAGTACAGGTCAACGCCGTCCAGGTTGGCGGGCGCGCTGGGGTTGGACTGGGTATAGACCCCCCCAATCGAAAGGGTAGAACCCTTGGTAAAACTAAAGGTCGGAGTTGCCATAGGGCTTTGGAATTAGCCCCGTGTCAACCCGCCCAAAAACCTGGGTTTGTGCAGTAATCCATCACGAAAGGCTTATAAACATCGATATAATTAATACCGTAAATGACCAAATCGGAATAAATGTCAGTCTCTACATACGCACCCGTGTATGGGTCGTCATAAACGATGGTGTAAGTTTTCTCGTAGTACTTAAACTCACCGCTAACAAGGTCTGGATTAACCAAGTCCCATGTGTTTGTGGTGGTGTTGTAACTAGCCGATCCAGACTTTTCGTAAGTCTGGGAAGGGAACAAGGGATCATAAACCCAGTCTCCTGCAACGAACGATCTGGCAAACTGAACATCACTAGGAATTGATACGACTGTTTCTACGACAACAGGTTCTTCTCCCGGCACAAAGGTGGTCACCTTAGTTGTAGTGACCCAGTTGGCCTTGCAAATCATTCCCACCGTGATGCCATCCCAAGGCTTGTGGTACTCATCGCTCTCGGTGATTTGATAACGAAAAGCCACCCTTGCGAAGTACTCATTATGGTATCCATTCGGGATTGACTCACTAACATAACGACTAGGAGGTGAGGGCCAAGGCCAGTAGGTTAGGATAGAGTCTAGACTAAGAGACGATGGCGAACCAGTAGAGTCCCGCAAATTGGTCAAAGCAGCCATCTCTGGCGGGTTCACTTGAACATTATAAGGAGCCAATTCTTCTGACGATGAATTGTAAGCAGGAAAAACATCCTTCTTTGTCCAAAAAGCCTGGGCCTCAAAAGCCCTACGCCGACGAAGCAGGTTACCTACCCCACTAGGGCCGATCACATCGACAGGAACAATCTCGTTCATACCCTGTAGAAGTAGTACCAAGCCGTGTCTGGCTGGGTATACTTGTGACGCTCGGCCCAGAGGCTACCGCTGACCAGTTGGTTGATTGCGTATGACGGCACACCGCTAGTTACCGTCACCGTCACGGTCGCCAGAGAGATGTAGCCTTCGGTGTCCGTGTCCGTGGTCGGGTAGGACTCAATCTTGATCTCGGAGTCCAGGCGCGGGAACGATGCAGGAGGGGGGTCTGCCTTGCACTTAATGGTCACCACATAGGTGCCAGCGGTGGTCGGAGCCGAAAGCGGCGTGTAGTTCGCCGTCATCAGCGTACCGTTGATGTACGGGATTACATTGTTGACGGTTCCCGGCACGACCCGAATGACCGTTACCCCTTCGACCGTATCGAGGTATACGGCGAATGGAGTTGAGATGGCGTTAAACACAACCTCCTGCGGAGCGTTGAAGGCTACGCCCCCGATGCCGGAAGCGAACTCGACACCCTGCGACATCATCGTGCGGTTTCGCTCGATGCCAGCCGCCATGCGGTTCAATGCCCTGGCGGAGATTTGTTCTCCATCACCGAAGGAACCGTACCCAGAAGAATTGAAGCCGTTGATTGATTTCACGACTCGGCAATGACTGGGTAGATGTCGGGGTCCCAACCACCAAGGCCAGAAAGCATCAAGTCGGCGGTCACCTTGTAGATCGTGCCGTACAGTTCGACCGAGCAGTTGGTGACCAAGAAGTTCGGCTTGATGTTATTCTTCCATTCGGAGGTGTAATTGATTCCACCAGCAAAACCACCATCGGCAGAGGGCTTGCCGAGACGCTTGTAGGCGTTGGGCAACTTGAACTTCGTGCCAGTCGTAATCCATCCGACATACGAAGCCAGTTCTAGCGCGCTGTCCTCCGTGTTGATGTAGAACAAGACACGCAGGTTCAACTGCGGCTTGTAGTAGGAACGAACACCTGCCTTGATGTTGGGGGTCTGGTCAAGGCTATCCGTCTGCGGAGGAATAAATCCGATGAACTGGCAGTTGTTGACGGAACCAGCCCCGGCGACCTTCGGGGTCCAAAGCGCGCGGTTGGGGTTGAGGAAGGTGTCTGGCTCGAAACCACCACCAGGAGGGGGCGGGCCAGCAAGGGGGCTGGAACCGCCGATGCTGGTGCAATAATGGTTGAAGAAGTTAGGGTGCGACTGGATGGACTCCGAAGCGGCGGCGGAGGTCATCTGGATTTGCGGCTCGGTGTATCCGCGCTCGCTGACGCTAAGATCAAGGCCGCAATAGTCCGCACGAATGGTGACGACTTCGCCCTTTTCCTCGGTCATCACGACCCTCCACAATTTTAGTTGAGTGAAGCCAGCGATAGGATGGCTGGCACCACGGGAGAAGGTCGCCGTGAAGGTGTCTGCCAGAACACGGGCCATTTTGAAGGTGACCGTGGACTGAAGGAGTCCAAATCCGTCCGAGTCCACCGTCCAACCTGGCTGGACCTTTGCAAGCAATAGGTCGTTACCGTACTTGATGATAGGTTCTGGCATAAATCAGAAGGAAAGAACTCCGCCGGCCGTAGCCTTGATGGTACCTTTCACAATCTCGCTCATAATCTGATTACCCATGCCTGTGTTTTGGGATGTTTGCTCGGTTGCGGTTGCGATGCGATCAAGGGGAGTAAAGGCGATTGCTGAAACGATGTCACCGCCGCCCATCTGCTGGACACGGGACGCACCTTGGGCTTCTGACAGACCGAGGGGAGAAAGTTTGGTGCCACCACCACCACCAAGCGTCTTGCTGATTTCCTCCAGAAAAGATTTTTGGTTTTCACGGGACATACCAAGCGCGGTTTTACCAGCAAAAAATGCGCGCTGTTCATCCGTCATGCCCTCTGTGTTCGCAAGCAAAAGACGAGCCGCCGCCTTGGGGTTTGACATAGCCATGACTCTAGCCGCCAAACTGACGGCTTGGCCCTTGATACCAAAAAGAACAGCCGAAACATATCCAGCCGCCTCAAACATGACGACTTTCATGTTGGCCCACATTAGGGTCCAAGCGTCACTCAACTGGTTCATGGAATTGATGGAGGTCTGCGTGTTCGTCAATGTGGTATTCTTCAAGACCTCCATGTTGACTACGCTACCCTTGATGATCGGCATCAACTGTTCGGCAGAAGAACCAAACAACTGAACGGCATAGTGCATCAGAGTGGCTTCATCGGTACCGGCTTTGAATGATCCGTTGAGGGCGCGGATTGCATCGAAGAACTTGAAGTTGCCCTTGTTGATGTCATTTAGTCCTACACCAAGTTTAGCCATGACTGCGTTGACCTCGGAGCCTTGGATTTTAGCCTGGCCCATCTTCTTGTTGAACTCAGCCATGCCATGAGCAACGCTCTCTAGACTCAACCCGGCGGACTCCGCAACAACTTGAATACGCTGGAGTTCTTGGGTTGATAGGCCAGTCTCGTAGGCGAGGTTCCGCAACCTGCGGGCTTCGTCCATGAGTTTCTTTACCCCATCGACAAGCGCGCCGATGGCATCCGTGATCATGGACGGCAACCCGAGTGCCATGCCAGCAAGACCAATCAATCCGCCGCCTTGAAACGAAGTGAAGGCTTTCTCGGCGGTACTTACCTGCCTTGGAAGGGGCGGAGGCTTGCCTGCACCCTTACGAGTGCCTTTCTCCAGGTTCTTGGAAATGTTCTGGCCTGCGTTCTGCATGGCCTTTTCGAGTTCGCCTACATCGGCCCCGAAAGTAAGTGCTACATCAAACGATGACATTAGTTCTTGCTATCGCTCTCCTTGAAGCGGTTGATGATATTTTCAAAGTTATCGAACATGGACTCGTCATCCGTAGAGATGACATCGATGTTTGCGCCGTTGTAGATGGCGTGAGAAATGCTCATCCAGACGGCTTCACCTTCCGGCATCGTCCACGCTTCCTCAAGAGAACAACCGTTGCGGACATTGTTGGCTACGCAGGCCAGCGTCCACGGGATTTTCTCGGAGGATTTCTTTGAGTCGTTTTTCGTCCAAAGTTTAGGATAAGAAACGGACTCTGCGATTGCCGAGATGATCTTGGCGCAATTCTTGACCAGCCTTTTCTTGTTAAACCTCATACGGAACAGTTCGTAATGTTCCATGACGCTCAAAGGTTTAGCCATCTCATTCTTGTCATAGGTGGACATGACCTTGACCGCCATCATCACATCGTATGGGGTGATGACCGTATCGTTCTTTAGTTCAAGAAAAGGAGAATTGATGGACTCAAGGACAACCCTGTGCCTAATGCAAAAAGCCTTCAGCGTCCTTCCGCAGACCTTATCTTGGTCTGGGAGGACGGTGATGGCCTTGAGGTAACGAGCATCCATTCGGGATGCGCGCCTTTTAGGCGATTTCCTGGTACTTGATACCTTTGACGGAAACCTTGCGGTAGTCCTTGTTCACACCCTTGTCGTCAATCGACTTGAGGATGTACTGGACGGTGCCGTAGGTGAACTGGGTGCCGTTCTCGGGAATGGCATCAGCGGCCTTGAGAACACCATCAAGGGTGATCTCCTTCCGGCGGTCATCGAGGTGGTTCGTGATGACAACGCCTTCCTCGTTGGCGACCTCGACATCCAGCGCAAAGGACTGGGAAATGTCATCGGACTGCACCACCATGTAGGTCACGGAGTCACGAAGCCCGAAGAAAAGGGCAACACCATATTCGATAGGGGCGGGCATAGGAAGTCTTTGGAATTAGCGGGTTGTCAAGGGGAGGGGGGGAGCATGACAAAGACCGTGTACTCAAGCAGGTTGCCGTACTTGCGCTGGTGCATACCCTCCTCATCCTGGTTTACCCAAAGGTCGTACAGGATGCCGTCCGTACCTAGCGTCCAAAGGGCTTTGAGGGCCGCTTTGTCAGACATATAGTTCTGGACCGTCTGGACCCGGGTGCGGTGCTGGTCTAGGGTGTCGTCATCGGCGGACGAATAGACCCCGATCTCCAGCGTCACGGTGTAATTGCCATAGGGGTTATTACCCAAGGCATCAGCGGCGCGGCTGGACTTGGCGTAGACGGTGACCAAGGGGATGACCTTGGTTTCGGGGGTGATGCCCTTGTGGACAGCGACCCCGGTAAGGGCGGTGGTGAGGTAGGCTTGCACCTTTTCCTCAACGATGGTTCGGGCAGAATAGAACGGGATGCTCATTAGGTTGTTTCGATTTGGAAGCCTTCCACACCTTTGATGACGGCAAGGAGCGTCTTGCCCCCATCCTTTTTATCCTTCAACATCTTGATGACATTGTTGCGGATAGCAAAAGCCCTGTGGTTGCGGGCTTTGGAAATAAGGTGCCATCCTTGGCTGTGCTTTTTGGCTATGGCGTTTCCGACCTTGATGGTTTGCAGGGAGCCACCAAGGTTGGACTCGAAAATTGCGTTTCCAGATCCTTGATCCCTAATCCAAGCGGAAGTGGGCATGGGGCCAAGTTTTAGTCCAGCATAGTACCACCCAGCCTTTAGTTTTCCTACGCGCTCTTGGGTTTTCTTGATGTAACGCTCTACCAACTTCCAGTCTCGCACATAGAAGTCCGGCTTTCGGTTCTTGTTTACACGGTAGTGAACAGGACCACGGACCATGCGATGGATAGCCGCAATCTGTCCTTCGGACTCTTGGAGCATGATGTTGCCTGCTCCAGCCAAGTTCCCGTGTCGGCTCTGGATGAACTTATCGAACAAGATTTGAGTGGTGAAACCACCAGAATTATCGAAAGCACCACTATCGAATACCATGCCCATCGAACCGCTGTTAAACTTGCCAAAAAGCCACGAAGGGGAGTGGGGAGGAGGGGTTTCCTTCTTAGCCCTTACCCAAGCGTCAAAGATGCCTAGATCGCCACGCTGGGCCACAAGGCCAGCGGGTGCCTGGGCTAGTGGGGCGAAAATCTTGCGGATGTCCCTGTTGACGGCGGCGCGCCCTTTGTCACGGGCTTTGTTGCCGAAGCCACCCTCGCCACCCTTGGTGACGGCTGGTGCTGACCCAGAAAAAGGAGGGAAGAAATCACAAATGTCCTTACAGGTAAGCCGCGCCTGCGTCTTTAGTACTTGTCCCAACTTGCCTTTGCAGGCCACCATAAGCATAAGAATATGCTTATCGAACTGCTCTTTGTTTACGCTGACATTAATGCCAGGCGTTACGACAATAGCCATTACTGCACTAGCGTTTGCACCTTGCAGATCACCCACGCCGAGGGAGGTCGGTCGGTGACCGTCATAATGCGGAACTGCTCTCCGTTGTAGGCGATGATGTTGCCATGGGCCACCAGGCCGGGGTGGGCCACTAGACCCGACCGCAGGAACTTCACATCAAACGAGGTCGATGAAGTGAAGCCGCCCGTCTCCAAGTCCTGCATGATGGCGGGCTGGCTCATCAGCGCGTTGAGGGGTACGGGGGTGCCACCCGGCACATTCTTGACGGTGACCGCCTTGGGGATTTCCCCAACGATTTCAAGGGCATCGGTCGCCCACTCTGCGGGAAGGTCTGCCATCTGGAATTAGCGGGGTGTCAACCAAAAGGGAGAAGCCCACCTCCTATGGCAAGGAGATGGGCCTCTCGGCATTGTCGCATCGGGGGTGGTGAACCGCCCCCTAAACTGTCCGCTGATTAGGCGGTGAAGATGATGCGCTGGAGGGCGTTGGGGTTACCAACAGCCGTACCCTGGAGCCAGACAGCCTGCATATTGTGGGTACCCATCTGCCAGTTGTAGAAGTAGCGGAGCGCGAAGGTGAAGCCGGACTCGGGGTCGGTCACATTCATCTGCTCGCCACCGCCCGTGGTCGGGCTGGCGGGGACTCGGGTGACGATCACCAGACCCTCCTTGCAGGAGGCGATGCCGTTCAGACCTTCCGAGGTCGGGGTACCGAGGCCAGCGAAGCCGTTGAACTCGCTCACGCCGAAGCCATGCAGTTTCTTGTCGATGCTGTTGTTCTGGATGACATCCGAAACACCATACGAGAAGGTCTGGGCGACAGACGGATCCTGCACCAACTGGCCGAGCGCGTCCGGCGAGAGCAGGAGGTGGCGGTCGTTGTGAGGCAGGTTCGCCTTGGTGAGATTGGTGGCGGCGTTGGCGACAGACTTGCGGTCGAACAGAGCCTG